CCTGTGTCTTCGGTTTGCGAGGGCGGCCCATACCGTTCTTGGTCCTGTCCTTCATGCTGTAAACCAAGTGGTTTACGAAGGAGGTCTCAGGCCCAAGCACGGTCCCGGTGCCACTGCCGATCGTCTCAAGGCTAACGCCAAATGGGACAATCGGACGTGGACTGAGCGCTTGGAAGGTGTCGGCTGCTACGCCGGCGAATACCTTTTTCCAAGTTGGTCTCACTATCTCGAAGATGAGACCGGCGTTACTTGGCTAGAACCTGACGCTGAGATTCCCGCGAGGGTAGTCTCAGTGCCTAAAACGTTGAAAACTCCCAGGATCATCGCGATCGAGCCGACGTACAACCAGTACGTACAGCAAGCGATCAAAGATGAGCTTGTCAAGGAGATTGGAGTCTCTCAACTCCGCTCCATTATTGGATTCGACGATCAACATGTTAATAATGACCTGGCTTGCCAGGGCAGTATTAACGGTGATCTTGCCACACTAGACCTTAGTGAGGCGTCGGATCGAGTTTCCAATCAGCTTGTTCGCGCTATGCTATCGCAAACACCTCATCTCCATGATGTGGTGGCTGCGTGCAGAAGCGAATTCGCTGACGTTCCTGGACACGGCACCACCCGTTTGTCCAAGTTCGCGTCGATGGGTTCAGCGCTAACTTTCCCTATTGAGGGGATGGTCTTTGCGACCATCTGCTTTATGGGGATTGCTGAAGCGCTAAACACACCACTCACCGCGGGACTCGTGAAGAGATACCGCGGAAAGGTGCGTGTCTACGGTGACGACTTGATCGTTCCCGTAGAAACAGTGCGATCCGTTGTTCGTCTCCTTGAACTTTATGGACTCAAGGTAAACGACACTAAGTCTTTCTGGACTGGGAGGTTCAGAGAGTCTTGTGGTAAAGAGTACTATGCTGGCCATGACGTATCTATTGTCAAGGTCAAAACAGCGCTCCCAACACAACGGAAGCACGCGCATGAGATAATCTCGACCGTCGCACTCAGGAACCACATGTATATTAGTGGTAACTGGCGTACGGCCGAGTATCTCGATCGGGGCCTTGGGAAGATAATTCCATTTCCCATGGTCACGGCCGAGTCTCAGGCTCTCGGCAGACAATCTTATCTCGGCTCCAGTGTCGAGAGAGAATGTCCTGTCCTTCAGCGACCGCTCGTGAGAGCAGCCGTTGTGGATTCTAAGATCCCCAAGAGTCATCTTGAGGGTCCTGGAGCCTTGATGAAGTTTTTCCTTACCAGGGTCGAGAACCCTGATTCATACAACGACCTGTTGTATGGCCGGAAGCTGCCTCCTTTCGATGAGGAGCCGGTAAACCGGAAGGATCACCTTCTGCGTGCTGGACGTCCCGAAGTCGTCGACATCAAACTTCGGTGGGTCTCGCCTTACTAAAGGCGGGGTTCGGTCCGAAAGGACCGGGCAGAGGAGGC